CATTTCTACCCAGTTAAGGTATTAACCAGATGCCCTAAACTTTATAAAGCTTTATAATAAAACTAACACTAATTATATAATAAAAAACCCTGTACGTTGTACAAGGTTTTAAAAGCTCTATAGAGATATGTTATTCTATAGGTATGCACCGGGGTGGCATACAAGTATATTGTACACTTTTTTTCAACGTTTGTCAAGACCTTTCGTGTTTATTTTAAAATAACTTGACAAATTTGCAAAGTGTCTCTATAATATTATAGTATGACATACTTATCAGAAACTCGTAAGAAGAATTTAACTGAGAAACAACAAAGTTTTTTAGACAATCTAGTCGAAACTAAAGGTGACTTTAAAAAGGCTGCAGAACTAGCAGGATACTCAGGCAATCACTATCAAGTTATCAAATCACTTAAAAATGAAGTAGTTGATTTAGCCTCGGATGTACTTGCCAAGTCTGCACCGAAGGCTGCTTTTAAGTTAATCGAGATGATTGATTCTGATAGACCTGTACCTCAAGCTAGTCAGAAACTTGCAGCAGCTCAAACTATTCTTGATAGAGTGGGTGTAAGTAAGACTGACAGGGTGCAGGTTGACCACAATGTACAAGGTGGTATCTTTATACTACCGCAAAAAGAAAACGTAATAATAGAAAGTGATGAGTATGAAGATATATCTGACTGAAATGGAACAACATGGTAAAAAGTTTGCTGGACCTAATATAGTTGCAGAAACTTTACAAGAGGCTGAAGAAGCTGCCGAAGCAAATGGTCTAACGTTATTAGGCGAGTTTACTGAAATTGTAACTGAAGACGGCTTAATGCACTACTTAGAGCCTGAAGGTTATAACGAAGAGAAGGTGTTACATTGATTGAATTTTTTGTTACCTTTGCTATTTCATTCTGTATTAGTTACTATATCGTTAACAATTTAATATTTAAGGTTGATTATGCCCAAGAAAAAAACCACAACAAAAAAGAAAAGCACAGTAAATAAAGCTGGTAATTATACTAAGCCTACTATGCGTAAGAATTTATTTAATAGAATTAAAGCCGGTAGCAAAGGTGGTAAACCCGGACAGTGGAGTGCTCGTAAAGCTCAGATGTTGGCTAAACAATACAAAGCTAAAGGTGGTGGGTATAAGTAATGCCACGCAAAAAACGAGACCCTAAAGTAGGTACAGGTAAAAAACCTAAAGATTCAGATAGACGTTTATATACTGACGAGAATCCTAAAGATACGGTTAGTATTAAGTTTGCTACTCCAGAGGATGCTCGAAAAACTGTTAGTAAAGTAAAAAGAATTAAAAAACCTTTTGCTCGGAAGATACAAATATTAACTGTATTAGAACAACGAGCTAAAGTATCTGGTAAAAAAGAACAAGCTAGAATAGCCAAACAAGGTAAAGAAGCAATTAGGAAAGCACATGGCACTAAAAAAAAGTCAAAGAAGTCTTAGAAGTTGGACTAAACAAAAATGGCGTACTAAGTCTGGTAAGAAGTCTTCAGAGACTGGCGAACGTTACTTACCTGAAAAGGCTATTAAAAGTCTTAGTGCTGCAGAATATGCTGCAACTTCTAAAAAGAAACGAGAAGATACTAAGAAAGGTAAACAGCATTCTAAACAGCCTAAGAAGGTTGCTAAGAAAACTAGAAAATACAGGAAAGTAAAATGAGTGAGAAAGATTCGAGACTTAAAAAAGCTGGAGTATCTGGTTATAATAAACCTAAAAGAACTCCTAACCATCCTAAGAAATCACACATAGTTGTTGCTAAAGAAGGTGATAAAATAAAAACTATTAGGTTTGGACAAAAAGGAGCTGAGACTGCAGGTAAACCTAAAGCTGGTGAATCTGCTAGAATGAAAGCTAAACGTAAATCTTTTAAAGCTCGTCATGCAAAAAACATTAAGAAAGGAAAGATGTCAGCAGCATATTGGGCTGATAAGGTTAAATGGTAAAACTAACAGAAAAAGAAATACAACTTATAAACAACATACTAACTGAAGATTAAATGGCATACTCACAAGAAGTGGTTGATAGATTTGAAAGCGTGTTGAATAATCCACAAAAACATGCTGTTGGTCGGTTCGACCCTAACGACCCTAATGTTGCTACTGGTATGACTGGTGCTCCGGCTTGTGGGGATGTAATGAAGTTGCAATTAAAACTTGACAATGATATAATAGCAGATGTTAAGTTTAAAACTTATGGTTGCGGCTCTGCAATCGCTTCAAGCACAATGTTTGTTGATATGTTAAAAGGTAAAACTATAGCTGAAGCTAAACAAATAAAAGATAAAGATATTGCTGCAGCTTTAGATTTACCACCCATAAAATTACACTGTAGTGTCTTGGCTGAAGAAAGTATTCGTAAAGCTATAGAAAACTGGGAAACTAAAATAGAACATAGAACACATAATCAAAAATAGTATGGCACAATTAGGTAAAGATGAAAAGCCAATTAGGATGACTCCTAACCGTATAGGAAAAGGTTCTAGACCAAGACCAATAGAAGTATCAAGAACACAGTTTGAAAATAATTGGGATAAAATATTTAAATCTAAACAGGAGAAGTAATGATGGATGGCATAATTTTTATAATTATTGTAGGTGTTGTTGTAGGTGTATTAGTTATAAAAACTGAAAACCCTAATACCTACGAAAAGATAAAAGACAAACTAGAAGATTACTACGAAAATCTTAGAACGTATTTTAAATAATAGTTATTATGAACATGTTACCTGACGGTTATATCAAAAGAGCTACATCTACTATACCTTTTGGGTATGCCTATGATGAAGTTACTGGTCATTTAAAACCGATTGAAGAAGAGTTAGAAGCTTTACAAACTGTAGAGAATATGATTGTCAACGAAGAAGTATCTTTACAAACTGCAGTAGATTGGCTAGAGTATGAAACAGGACGTAAGATTTCAACTCCCGGATTAAAAAAACACATAGATAAAAAGTATGGCACACGAACTGAAAGACTGGGAAGAGAATCCTCATCTTTACTTGCAAGATAATGAAGGCAACTTCGTTTTAAAAAAAGACGGTACACCTAGAAAAAAAAGTGGTAGACCAACTTTAAAAGATGAAGCAAAGTTTGCAGCTCATCGAGCAGTCTCTAGAAAACAAAAGAACATTAAAAAGATTGAGCAGAAACTTAACAATGCTCGTAAGTCTTTAAAAAAACAAAAAGATACTTTACAAGATTTAAGTGGTGATGAAAAAAATACTGCCACTACTGATGAGTTAGATAAATTACCTGCTACTGTTAAAAAAGATTTAGAAGATGCTAACATTCTTTTTAACGCTAACGATGGACCACAGACAGATTTCTTAGCTGCAGACGAAAAAGATGTATTGTATGGCGGTGCTGCAGGTGGTGGTAAATCATATGCAATGATTGTTGACCCATTACGTTATGCTCATCGTAAAGCCCATCGTGCTTTAATACTGCGTAGGTCTATGCCAGAACTACGAGAGATGATTGATAAATCTCGTGAACTATACCCTCAAGCATTTCCCGGAGCTAAGTTTAGAGAAGTAGAAAAACTTTGGAACTTTCCAAGTGGTGCAAAGATAGAGTTTGGTTTCTTAGAAAGAGATGCAGACGTTTATCGTTATCAAGGACAAGCATACTCTTGGATTGGCTTTGATGAGATTACGCACTTACCTACAGAATTTAGTTGGAACTATCTAGCATCTAGGCTAAGAACAACTGACCCTGAAATTAAAACTTATTTACGTTGCACTGCTAACCCCGGTGGTGTTGGTTCTACATGGGTAAAACGTAGATACATAGACCCACATGAATCTAATAAAAGTTTTTTAGGTACTGATGGACTAACTCGTAAATTTATTCCAGCTAAATTAGCAGATAATCCATACTTAGCAGAGGATGGTATTTATGAACAAATGCTAAACTCACTACCGCCAATACAACGTAGACAGTTGTTAGAAGGTAATTGGGATGTAGCTGAAGGTGCTGCTTTTGTAGAATTTGACCCCTTAGTACATGTAATACCACCGTTTGAGATACCTTTACCGTGGGAAAGAACAAAGGGAGTTGACTATGGTTATGCTGCTGAAAGCTGTTGTTTATGGGGAACTATTGATATAAATGATGGAACTTTAATAATTTATAGAGAATTATACAAAAAAGGCTTGACAGGAGAAGAATTAGGCAGTATAATAACAGATATGGAAGTGGTAGACCCATTTTCAGTAAATGGTGTATTAGATACTGCAGCTTGGGCTAGAACAGGTACTACTGGTCCTACCGTTGGAGAAGCTTTGTTACGAGCAGGTCATAAGTTAAGACGAGCTGACAAAAATCGTATACAAGGTAAAATTCAAATACATGAATTTTTAAAAATAAAAGATAACGGTAGACCTAAATTGCAGATATTTAATACTTGCCCAAACTTAATAAGAGAGTTACAAAGTATACCGTTATCAAAAACTAATCCAGAAGATGTGGATACTCACGCTTCTGACCACGCATATGATGCGTTGAGATATATGATAATGAGCAGACCTAGAATGGAGAACCCATTAGAAAGGTTAAGAGGTTTTAAACGTGATATGTTTAAACCTGCTGATTCAGATTTTGGTTATTGATAATGGCAGAAAACGACAATACATTTTTAACAGCAGATAATATCTACGAAGATGTAGAGGGTGAAGCTGGTAAAACTTTATCTTTAGAAGAAGACCAACAGATTAATTTAGTTGGCATTGTTAAAAGTAGATTTGCTTTAGCAGAAGAAGCTCGTGACGGTGACGAGACAAGATGGCTTAAAGCCTATGAAAACTATAGAGGGTTATATAACAGGTCTGTAAAATTTAGAGAATCTGAAAAATCTAGAATATTTGTTAAGATAACTAAGACAAAAGTATTAGCTGCTTTTGGACAATTAGTAGATGTTATTTTTGGTACAGGTAAATTTCCAATAGGTATTGCAGAAACTAAAATACCTGAAGGTGAGAAAGAAAATGCTTACCTAGATACACAAAATCCACAAATGGGAATAGAATCTAATGTACCAGATAATATTGGTAATAGATTAGAAGATGACCCAGTTGAAAATATTTATAATGTTGGTTACGAAGGCGATGGTAAAACTTTAAAAGCTGGTGCAACATTAGGCACTGGAATGTTTGAGGATGATATTATTGCTCAAGCAGATGAACAGGGAATGTTACAGGAAGGATTAACGCCTAATCCACAAATACCTGAAGTTTCTCCTGCAGAAAAAACTGCAAGAAGAATGGAAAAATTAATCCATGACCAAATAGAAGAATCTAATGGTGGTTCAGAAATAAGAAATGCTTTATTAGAATCTTCATTATTAGGTACTGGAATTATTAAAGGACCTTTTAACTTTAATAAAAAACTTCACAAGTGGGATACAGATGAAAATGGTGAAAGACAATACAACCCTTTAGAAGTTAGAGTACCGAGAATTGAGTTTGTAAGTTGTTGGGATTTTTATCCAGACCCTGCAGCAACAAACATAGATGAATGTGAGTACGTAGTTCACAGACATAAAATGAATCGTAGTCAATTAAGGCAGTTAAGAAATATGCCTTACTTCGATGAGGATGCTATTAGAGAATGTATTCAAAAAGGAGCAAACTACGAAGATAAAGATTTTGAAGCTCATTTAAGAGATGACTATAAAGTAGACGATAGCTATACAGCTAACTTTGAAGTACTTGAATATTGGGGTATCATGGATGCCGAATATGCTAGAGAAGTTGGAATGGAATTAGATGAGTCTATAGATGACTTAGATGAAGTACAAATTAATGCATGGGTATGTGGTGATAAATTACTACGAGCAGTAATAAATCCTTTTACACCATACCGTATACCTTACAGTGCATTTCCTTACGAAAGAAATCCTTACAATTTCTTTGGTATAGGAGTAGCTGAGAATATGAATGATTCTCAACAAATTATGAATGGTCATGCTCGTATGGCTATTGATAACTTAGCATTAGCAGGTTCATTAGTATTTGATGTTGATGAATCAGCTTTGGTAGGTGGGCAAAATATGGAAGTCTATCCCGGTAAAATCTTTAGAAGACAAGCAGGGATGCCCGGTCAATCTATTTACGGTCTGAAGTTTCCGAATACAGCACCAGAAAATATGATGATGTTTGACCGGTTTAGACAACTTGCTGATGAACAAACTGGTATTCCAAGTTATTCACATGGACAAACAGGAGTTCAAAGTATGACAAGGACTGCTTCAGGTATGTCAATGTTACTAGGAGCAGCAAGTTTAAACATAAAAACAGTCGTTAAAAATCTTGATGACTTTTTACTAAAGCCACTAGGAGAGTCTTACTTTCAATGGAACATGCAGTTTTTTGAAGGTAAGATAGATGTGGCAGGTGATTTAGAAGTTAGAGCAACTGGTACAAATAGCTTGATGCAAAAAGAAGTTAGAAGTCAAAGACTTACTATGTTCTTACAAACTGCACAAAGTCCTGCTATTGCACCGTTTGTTAAAATATCTAAATTGGTTAGTGAACTTGCCTACAGCTTAGACCTCGACCCAGATGAAATTCTGAATGACCCAGAGGAAGCAGCTATCATGGCACAAATTATAGGAATGCAAAATGCTCAACAAAACACAGGCGAGGAAACTGAACCCGGTAGTCAACAACCAGCAGGTATGGGAGGTCTTACAGGAACACCTGTCCAACCTCAAGACCTTGGAGCTACAGGCACTGGCGGTGGCAACATCGGAATCGGAGATGTTCCGGTTGCAGGGGAGGATAGCTTCTCTGGCACGGTTGGAATCCCTACCGGAGCAGGTTAAAGAAGCACTTAGTAGATTAGAGGACTAATATGAAAAAAGGAATGTTAGATAATGATAAAAACCGCATGAGTTATGCTGATGGTGAATTAGTTGGTGGTCAAAAAGAATTAGATAAAAATAACGATGGCGATATTACCGGTGAAGATTTTGCAATGTTAAGAGAAGGAAAGCAAGATGGTGGTATGCTAATGAATGACCAAATGGATTCCATGATGCAAACAGAAGAAACACCTGACATGGAAAATCAAATGTCAGATATGATGTCACCAGTTGCAAAAACTGCCGAAGAAGAATTACAAGAACAACAAACAATAGAAGAGTCTCAAGTTCCAGATGAAATGATGGAAGATAATTATATGGACTTTTTAATAGACGAAGCATTGGATGAAAATGAAGAAGAAATGCTTATGAAAGAATTAGAAGCAAACCCACAACTTAGTATGTTATTTGACAAAGTTATGGAAGTTGCAATGGAATTTTCAGGCTCTGGTCCAGTTGATGGTCCGGGGTCAGAAGTCTCCGACAGTATACCCGCAAGGTTATCTGACGGTGAATTTGTCTTTACTGCAAAGGCTGTAGATGTTTTAGGAGCAGACAATTTAATGTCGCTAATGAAACAAGCTGAAGCTCAAGCAGAAGAAAGACAACCAGCTCAAGAAGGTGGTTTAATGGAAGAAGAAAATGTTATGCCGGTTGAACAACAACCTGTACAGCAAAATATTCGTGTTACCAAAGAAACAGTCGGTCCTCAAGCAGGAATGCAAGAAGAAGAAGACTTAGTTGGAGACGAACTTAAAAAATCTATGCTTTCTACTAGACCATACGTAAGGAGCTAACAAGGGATAAAGCTACCCTAGCAATAGGCACTTTATCAAAATATAACAACCGAAAGGCGACCTTTACAAGACAAGCCCTGCAAGTGCACACCGCAGCTACCTTGTTAAACGAAGCCCTTAGTAGGAGGATAGAAAATGACTGAACAAGTCGAAAAAGAGGAACAAGCCAATCCTTATAATTTAAAAAAATCTTGGCATGACGGTGAGGATAAACCTTTTAAATCAAGTAACGAAATGTTTTTTGAAGAACCTACAAACGAAAGTAACGAAGTTACTGAAGCTGTAGCAGAACCTCAAGAAGCTATTCAGGAAGAAGCTAAAGAAGCTCCTTATAAAAAACCTGACTATAAAAAACGTTATGATGATTTGAAAAAACATTATGATTCTAAACTTAATGAGTTTAAATCTAGGGAACAGGAACTACTTGAAGAAGCTACTAAAAATAGAACTGATTATGAAGCTCCTAAAACCGAAGAAGAACTTGAACAATTTAAGCAACAATATCCTGATGTTTATGAAGTTGTAGAAACAGTTGCTCACATGCAAAGTGAATCTAAGGCAAAAGTTCTAGAAGAACGTCTTAGTAAACTCCAACAGCGTGAAGTAGAAATATCACAACAAGAAGCAGAAAAAAGGTTACTAGAAAGACATCCTGATTTTGACGATGTTAGAAACAGTGATGATTTTCATACATGGGCAAAAGAACAGCCAGAGTCTATCCAAGACTGGATATACAAAAATGCTGACGATGCCGATTTAGCTAGTCGTGCAATAGATTTATTTAAGAAAGATATAGGTATGGAAGTTACTCCTAATAAGATGAAGTCATCTTCTAAAAAGACTAAGTCTGCTGCTGATATGGTATCTACTAAAACAACAAGCGTAGAACCTGCACAGCAAAAGATATGGTCTGAAAAGGAGATTGCTGCAATGAGCATGGCTGAATTTGATAAACACGAAAGTGAAATCAGTGAAGCAATGCAACAAGGCAGAATCATTAAATAACTATAAAACACAGGAGAATATCCCATGGCTCAATTTTTTGAACCCTCAACGGATACTAATGCTAACTTTGCAAACTCCGTCAGTGGACAAACTAATAGTTTTTTCCTACCTTCGATTTATTCTAAAAAGGTTTTAAACTTTTTCAGAAAATCTTCGGTAGTTGAAGCTATTACTAACACTGATTACGCTGGAGAAATATCAGCGTTTGGAGACTCTGTAAAGATTATCAAAGAGCCAGTAATTTCTGTATCAGCGTATACTAGAAATACTGACACAACTGAAACTAGACTAACTGACCAAGAAGCTTCTTTGGTAGTTGACCAAGCTAATGCTTTCAAATTCATCGTTGATGATATTGAAACTAATATGTCGCATGTTAACTTTAAAGAAGTCGCTACTTCATCAGCCGCTTATGCTCTTAAAGATGCATACGATGCTGCTGTTATAGCAGAAATGTTTGCCGGTTGTTCTGCTTCTTCACCTAATCACATTTTAGGTGCTGACAGTGCAACTGATTTAGGTGCGGGAGTCTTTGATGGCTCTGGTGCTGCTGACTTAGGTCCATCTGAGACTGACCCTCTAGACTTAATGGCTAGAATGGCTAGACTATTAGACGAACAAAATGTACCTGAAGAAGGTAGATGGTTCGTTGCTAGTCCTGACTTCTATGAAGTACTAGGTCAATCATCTTCTAAATTGTTGTCTGTAGACTTCAACGCAGGTCAAGGCTCAATCAGAAATGGTTTAGTATCAAGTGGTAAACTTCGTGGATTTGACATGTACAAATCAAACAACATTGCTGCAACATCTAATGCTGCTGGTAAATGTTTGGCTGGACATATCTCATCTACAGCTACTGCACAAACTATTCTTTCAACAGAAGTGTTGAGAGACCCAACTTCGTTTGGTGACATAGTTCGTGGATTGCATGTATACGGAGCTAACGTCTTAAGAGACGAAGCTTTAGTTTCTGCATTCTATGGTATTGACTAATACTAAATTTGGGGAGGTCTTCGGACCTCTCCTTTTT